AAGATAAAATAAAAGAAAGATTTAAAGCTGCGGCAGAAAAAAGAAAAAAACATTTTGAAAGCAAAAAGCGTAAACATCATTGGAAGGGTAAGAAGATAGATAACGAAGTACTAAATGAACTTCGGGAAAAGATGAAGGAGCTTCATAAGGAAATGCACGAATTAAGAAAGAAGCATCGGGAGGAAATGAAAAAGAGAATGGAAGACATAAAAAAAGAATTCGCAAATAAGCGGGATAAAGTTATTGACGACAATAAACCGGGAGAGTAAAGTCGCGCTCAGTGCGTTTCAAGCAAAATATATCTAAAAGGATATTTCACTTTGGCTACGCACTTTTAGCGTGTTTCATGTTAATTATATCCAAAAGGATATTTCAGCTTAACTACATGCGAAAAAAACAAAAGCCCCGCGGTTGCGGGGCTTTTTCTTTAGCAAGACTTAAATAGAGGATTAGTATAAATCAGAATAGTCTATTGTGCCTGATGCTTCACTAACTTTAATCCCGAATTTTTTGGCTGCGGCTTTAATTTTTTTAAGGGCCGCTTTCTTAGCCTCTGGACTAATGTCCGTTTGATCTAGTCGTGCTAAAGCGTTTCGCACGTGCGCAGCGTCGTTAATGGGAAGGTGACGTAATGACCGAGGGGTCGTTTTTCCTTCGGAATCTTTTTTACCTCCGGGTTCGATGTACGCGAAGTCTGAATCTGGGAGATCGTTCTTTTCCTTACTGGATAATTTGGCCGCTTTAGCTTTGTCGTACTTTTCATCTTTTTTAATATCGTGAATTTCGACACTTTTCTTTTCTGAAGGTTTACCTTTTTTCAGTTTTTTGATTTTGCTTTCATCATCCTTTATAGCATCTTTTTCATGCTCTTTCTTTTCCTTCTTGGTATCTTGCTTCAACTCTTTAGTATCTATCTTATCCCACTGTTCTTTTGTCTTAGCTTCGTCACTAAATTGTTTTATTGGCACGCACTTTTTTTTGTCTTTACTTAGTTCGTGCCCCGGCTTGCAGTTAGGCGGGTATCCTGCTTTTTCATCAGCTAATAACCCTTCTTCTTTATATTGAAGGATCTTGTCTGTAAAATCGATCTCTTTCATCTTATTAATTAATACACTTTTTTTCGGGTCATTTCCATTAATTTTGGATATGGATTACCTATTTTTGGTGGAGTATTAGTTTTTATGGTACCTTTAGGGAAGTTTTCTTTATCTTTATAGTAGTCCATTTCTATCTGAAAAAAGGCTGGAACCGCTATTCTAACTTTCTCAAGTCTTCCTTTATCGTCTACACTGGTACATCCTGTGAGTAGGAGAGTTAATAAAAACATTTTTTTCATTGTTAAGGTTTTTTTCTAGAAGTGGGCTTGCTTACCACTTCTACCTGCATAGGAGGAGGCTCTATAGGAACTTCTTCTGTTCCCACAAAGTTTGGATCGCATCCTTTAGGTAGATAAGGGGATCCACCGTTTTTAGGTAAAGTTTTTTCAATAGTAAGTTGTTTTAATTGTTCGTTCGGAACAAGCATCTTAGTTTTTCTATCAAGCATATAAAAAACTGTATTACGAATTCCCACGCGAACTATACGGGCTTGGCGTCCAGAAATGTAAATAATGTCATCATTGTTAAAGTCGTTACCCATGAAAACTAATAATCCTTGAGCAAAATTCATGATCATATCTTTTGCCATTATAGTCATGACGGCTATGAGTAATAGCCATCCATACTCACCAATTAGACTTTCTAAAAACCCCTCTACATTTTCTTTATTTATCTGACCGGGAGACAAATTAGTTAGATTTGTAGCTAGGTTTGCCACTTCGGGAGCTATTTCTGAAATCTCGTTCATAACTTTCTTTTATATATTACACTTTTTTGAGTGTAAAATGATAGTGATGCCAAAAGTAAAGAGCACGGGGGATTTTGAATCCCTCGAAGTTACGGACGGAAGGGTTAAGATTCACCAACGAGACCCAATTAAGCCTAAGGACAACTTTTATATAGAAGAGCTACCTTGGACAGAAAAGCAAAAACGATTTATAGAAATTTCACAAGACAAAGGAACGAGGCTCATTTTATGTAAAGGTCCAGCAGGGAGTTCCAAAACTTTAACTGCGGTTTATTCAGCTTTAAATTTATTAAATACTTCTAAAGTATCAGATGTTATATACATGCGTTCCGCTGTAGAAAGCTCCGATTCCCGATTAGGTTTTCTTCCCGGAGATGCAGATGAAAAACTCCATTATTATAATTTACCTTTTATGGACAAATTAGACGAGTTATTGAGTGAAGATACTGTTAAAAAACTACAAAAAGAAAAAAGAGTCTCTATTCACCCAGTCAACTTCGCTAGAGGCATGAGCTGGAACGGCAAAGCTATCCTGATGGATGAAGCTCAGAATAGTTCATTCAGGGAAATAGTAACCGTGCTAACGAGAATAGGAAAGTATTCAAGGTGTATTATAATGGCCGACCCTATGCAAACCGACCTTAAGAACGGAAATCGTGGAGGATTCGTAAAGCTTTATGATGTTTTCGATAATCAAGAAAGTCAAGATATGGGCATACACACTTTCGAGTTTAACGAAGAAGATATCGTCCGGTCAGAATTGACCAAATTTATTGTCTCCAAACTGGCGGAATGTGATACTATTTAATCTGTTTATTAATTAAGCCCGCAAGGACAGAAGAGAATTTTCTCACTTCTCTTTCTGTTTTGTCCCAGAAAAATGCATGGGTAACCTCTTCTATGAGAGTGCTCATTTTTCGTCTTTTCTTTAGTTTTGGGTCAACTAGTATTTTAGGGTTTTCCGCCTCCGGAGAATAACATAAACCATCAGCATTGTATGTATGGTGAGGTTTCTTCCATATTAATTCATATTCGATCCCATCCGAGTTTTTGAATTTTATGTTTTCCATATTCATATAAGTATACACTTTTTTTGAAAAAACTATGTTTTTCATTAATATATATAGTGTAATCATCATCTATGAAGGTTTATTGCACAAATTGCGGATCAGGGACTGAGTATTCTTTAAACAAACCTCAGTTTTGTTCTTCTTGCGGTACTGCATTTGCACAGCTCAGTGCTAGTGCTCCAAGAAGAGTTTTTAAAGCTGCTCCTGTGGTTGCAAGTGCTCCTGTGGTAGATGAAGATGAAGAGGAGTATGAAGAGGAATATATCCCTTCACTTAACGGTTTGGACTTCGATCTACAAACTTCTAAAAGTTTTAACAGCACTCCTCTTAATGAAATTGCGGGAACTAATAATGGGGAAAGAGATAACTACAGGCGGGGAGTAGATCCATCTTACTCTAACGAGTCTATTCTTAATGACTTACAGAGAGAAGCGGGATTATCTCGATCCGACGATGCCCAGACCTAAAAAACCTAAATTTGAAGATTTCATAGAACAGATAGATGTAGAAATAAAAAAAAGGAGATCCAAATGGAGCCTTACTGCATTGTCTTGGATGGATTTTGATGACGTTTCGCAGATATTAAGAATTCACATTTTTAAGAAGTGGCATTTGTACGACACTAAAAAACCTCTTAACCCTTGGATAAACCGGATCATATCCAATCAGATAAAAAATTTAATTAGAAATAATTATGGCAACTACTGCCGTCCGTGTTTAAAATGTGCTGCTGCAGAAGCTGGGGATTTGTGTTACATTTATGGTAAGCAATGTGACGCTTGCCCTCTCTACGCGAACTGGGTCAAAACAAAAAAACAAGCCTATGATGCTAAACTCCCTGTTTCTATAAATGAACATGCAGCCGAATTGAATAGCGCAGAATATACCGGAGTAGATATCGTATCTTTAATGAGGAAGATAAATACGAAAATGAAAGAAACCCTCAAACCCTCAGAATGGAAAATTTATAAAGCTTTATATATTGACAATATGTCAGAGGAAGATGCTGCGTCCTTAATGGGATACAAGACCAACGAAAAGAATCGGGTACCGGGATATAAACAAATCAAAAATGTTAAAAAGGCTATTATTCAGAAAGTAAAAAGAATGTTAAAAGAAGGAGAGATAGAGATACTGTGAGCTCCAAAAACATAGAATTAAACGAAGACCAGCAGTTAGCGATTCTTACTGAATGGAATAGTCGCCCTGATGATCCCCCTTATATTTCACAATTGATAGAATTGGTTTTTCCTGATGTTCCCGAAAAGCAACGGGACGGCCGTTCTAAATATGGCAGGGCGGTTAAGAAGTTTTTAGCAGAAAAAAGTCTAGAAGCTAAGGTCTCTCATAAGTATTACCCCAAGGAAAAGATTGAATTAACTGACGAGCAAAAAGAATTTATCTCAAATAATTGCAGTGCCATGAAGCCTATGGAAATGGCCAGATTGATTTTTGATGACCTTAAAATCTCAGCCTTAGACCAACGTTATAAAGTGACCGTAGATTTTCTTAATACTGTTCCTAATAAGGTAAAATATTCCGAGAATAACGAAGAAGCCCCTGTAGAAGGTGGATACTCTCCTCCAAAGTCAGAAGCTCGAGCTTTAGTTCGGGTAAATAAATATGTCCATAACGGGATAGATAAAGATAAAGTAACGACTAAAGTTAAGCGTCATTTATCTACACTTATTGGCTATATGCATACTTTTCGTTTTCTTCATCAGATAAGCACTTACGCTTTAGAAACTGACAGGGAACTTTTTGAAAGTAGTTTTGTTAGGTATACTTGGGACAAGTCTGATTTAACTCAAGAAGAAGTCGACCAGTATATTGTTTTATCCGCAGAAGTGGTTATAGCGTCAAATATTCAGAGACGGGTAGAAAGGCTGCAAGCGTTGCTAGATCAAAATGCAGAAGATACTGAAGGAAGGAGAATGGCGATGAGTTTGGTAGAAGCTATCAATACAGCCCAAACTGAATATAACCAGTGTGTAAATCGCCAGACTAAACTACTAAACGAACTTAAAGAGAAAAGAAGCCAGAGAATGAGCAAGATAATGCAGGAGTCGGCTTCTATATTAAACTTAGTAGAACTTTGGAAAGAAGAGGAGTCTCGGAATAAAATGATTAAAATTGCGGAGATCCGCAAAAAGAATATCTCATCAGAGATAGATAGGTTAAGTTCAATGGAAGAGATAAAGTCGCGAATAATGGGGATAAGCGAGGAGGAAGTTTTAAATGGTTAAATGCGCTATTTGTGAAAAAGAATTCCCAGAAGATAAAAATCTTCACTTGCACATAAAAGCCCACAAGCTTTCCATAGGAGAATACTATCAGTCCCAATTCCCTCGTCACGACATGCATGACGGGAAGATTATAAAATTTAAAAATAAAGAGCAGTATATGTCTGCTGATTTCAACAATAAAGGCAACCTTAAGAAATGGTTAAAAGATGCGCCTTTAGACATCGCCAAAAGATATTGTAAAACTTTATTAACAAAACGAAAAAGAGAGAAAGGTTTAGAGTATACGCCTACAGAGGTGGAGTTGAGAACTTTAATGGTCCCTCCCATTCCTTACTATCAAGTAATGTTTGGAGATTACTACTCCCTTTGTGAAGAGATAGGTTTTAAAAATAAGTTTTCTGTATTCCCTAAAAAATCTAGAGCTAAAGAAAGGTTTACTGAAGATCATGTTATTTACATTGACTCAAGAGAACAAAAACCTCTAGAGATAAACGACTTCCCTACTGAAGTTAAAGGTTTGAAATTTGGAGACTATTGTTTAAACGATAAGAAAAAAACAGGTAATTGTTACATAGAGAGGAAATCGGTTCCTGACTTGATAGGAACTTTAAGCTCTGGTCTCGAAAGGTTTGAAAGAGAGATAGAAAGAGCGGCGGAAGAGAAAGCTTATTTAGTAATTCTTGTTGAGAGAAAAATGGATGATTGCCTAGCTTTTAATAAACTGCGTCACGTTTACAAGAAAAATACTAGAGTCACTCCAGACTTTATTTTTCATAATGTTAGGTATTTGATTCAAAAATTCCCTCATATACAATTTTTGTTTGTCAAGGGGAGAGAGGAATGCGTAAGAGTAGTTAAGAAAATATTACTTACTAGCATACCTCAAAAGAAGTTTGATTTACAGTTAGCTTATGATCTTGATTTGTTATGAACGGTTACGTTTGTCTTACTTATAAAGAAACTCTAGCTATTTTATTGCTTATAATTTTAATAGCTTATTTAGACTAATATGTGGTACTGCCCTGATAAATATAAAAAACCTATACCAAACTTAAATGAAGAATTTCTTGATTTAAAGGGTGAGCTTCCTGATAGGCAGGCTAAAATTACATTAGCTAAATTTATGCGCTCTAATCTGGGCTTTACCACGGAGCTACTTTCTGGAATTAAACTTGCGTTGTACCAAGAGATAACATTAAAAGCTTTTTTCAATCGAAACTTCAGCATGTGCGTGTGGGGCCGCGGGTGTGGTAAAAGTTTTATCGCAGCCGTTTATTGTTTTTTGCAATGTGTATTTGAGCCTAGGACTAAAATATTAATTGCTGGCCCTACCTTTCGTACCGCTAGGTTTATATTTAATAATCTTGAGAAGATAGTGGAATCGAAAGAAGCCCAAATGTTGGCCCACGCTTTCGGCGCTAAATCTAAACGTAACGATCAATTTGAGTGGAAAATTAACGAAGGAACGATAACCGCGATTCCTCTAAGCGGAGAAAAGATTCGTGGCTTCCGTGCAAACATTTTGGTACTAGACGAATTCCTTTTACTTCCAGAGGATACAATAAAAACTGTTTTGATGCCGTTTTTGGTTGCTCCTCAAGACATGGCGGAACGCATCAAGATACGTGAAATGGAAGATGATTTAATAAAAAAGGGACAAATGGAAGAGAAGGACAGGATTAAATTTGAGAACAATTCAAAAATGATAGCCCTCTCTTCGGCAAGCTTTAGTTTCGAGAACCTTTTTAAGACCTACAAGGAATGGATGAATAATATCTACTCCGAAGATATTCAACAATCTAATTACTTTATTTCCCAGATGGCGTTCGATTCTATCCCCTCTGATATGATAGATAACACGGTTATTGAGGAGGCTCAGTCAGGAGGATCTTCTAACTCCTCTTTTCAGCGGGAATATTGTGCTCAATTCACTGACGGAAGTGACAGTTACTTTAGTGCTAAAAAAATGCATGACTGCACTATCCCTGATGGAGAAAAACAACACACTTTAATAAAAGGAGAAAAGGATAAAGAGTATATTTTAGGTATTGACCCTAGCTTCAGTAATAGTCCTAGTTCGGACTATTTTGCAATGTCTGTTTTGGAGCTGGACGAAGAAAAAGGGAATGAGTCTACTCTTGTTCATGCTTATGCGGTTGCTGGAGGGGATCTTAAAGACCATATAAAATATCTTCATTATCTAGTGACTCATTTTAATTTCTCAATGATTATAATCGATAATGCTGGGTACCAATTTATAGATAGCGCCAATGAATCTGAGCTTTTTCGAGACTCTAGGATAAACTTGAAATTTTTTGATTTTAATAGCGATAAGACAGGAGTGGACTATCAACAAATGTTACTAAAGGCTAAGAGCCAATATAACAAAAAAGAACATGTAATTTGTTTTAAACAGTTATTTTCTACAACTTTTCTGCGAGAGGCTAATGAATACCTTCAAGCCTCTATCGATCACAAAAGAATATGGTTCGCTTCTCGTACCGCTGCATGCGGGAGCTTCTTTGACAAGGTCTCTGCTCAGGCTGTTCCTGTTAAGTTGATGCCTTACGAAAATAAGGGGGATCTAATTGAGTTCCAAGACGATATAATATACCAAACAAGGAAGCAATGCGCCTTGGTGGAGGTCAAAACTACCGCCAAAGGCACCCAAACTTTCGACCTTCCCCAACATTTAAAGAGAAGCACTTCTGCCAATCGTGCCCGTAAGGATAATTACACAACTTTAATGTTAGGCAATTGGGCTGTTAAGAGCTATAATGATCTTAAAAATACTAAGCTGGAGCAAATTAATCACACTTTTACTCCCAAGATGATAGCTTAGGTGTAAATTTAAGATAAAATATGGCGGTAAAGAAGAAAACGGAACAAGGGTCGGAACCTCTAATGGCTAAACATGAGTCCATAGCCAGCTCTACGCGTACCCGTAGAAATAAGGCCGCAGATATAATCAGAACTGACAGGTTCAGGAATATCGAAAACGGTATGATACCGTTTAAATATTCTCGAGGAGTATCAAATAACTCCAATATTGAAGTTAGGGACACGATAATCTTGTGTCAGAAAGCTTACTACAATTTTTCGGTTTTCAGAAACACTATTGATTTAATGACAGAATTTTCGGTCAGTGACCTCTACTATACAGGAGGGAGCCGTAAATCTAGAGAATTTTTTGAAACGCTTTTTAAAAGGATAAATATTGACGATTTACAAAGTCGATTCTTTCGGGAGTATTATCGCTCAGGAAATGTATTCATTTATCGCTTTAACGCTAAGATGGATAAGAGTGATGCTTTAAAGTTGAATCAAACTTTTGGCTTAGCCCAAGCAGCAGAGGAACTAGAAATTCCTGCAAAATATATAATATTAAACCCCTCAGATATTCAATTACAGGGGAGTATATCTTTTAGTACTGGAGTTTATTATAAGGTCATTACAGACTACGAGCTTCAAATATTGCGTCATCCTCAGACTGAAGAGCAACAAGAGGTTTTTGACAGTCTTCCCGAAGAGACCAAAAAACTGATTAACGAAACTAAAAACGTAGGAATGTCTGCGGTAACTCTTCCGCTAGATACAAATCGTTTGGTGGCTGTATTTTATAAAAAGCAAGACTACGAGCCCTTTGCCGTTCCCATGGGTTATCCTGTGTTAGAGGATATCAACTGGAAAGAAGAGATGAAACAAATGGACATGGCGGTAGCTAGGACAACAAACCAAGCTATTTTGCTCATCACTATGGGAGCCAAGCCGCAAGACGGAGGGGTGAACCAGAAGAATCTCATGGCTATGCAGAAGCTTTTTGAAAACGAGTCTGTAGGCCGCGTGTTGATTTCAGATTATACTACTGATGCGAAGTTCGTTATACCTGATATCGGTAACATCCTTGACCCTAAAAAGTACGATGTGGTCAATCAGGATATACAAATGGGACTAAACAATATTCTTTTAAGCGACGAGAAATTCGCAAACACAAGTATTAAGGTTCAGGTGTTTATGGAGCGACTCAAACAGAGTCGTCGAGTTTTTCTCGAAAACTTCTTGATGCCGGAAATACGACGCATATCTAAAGAAATGGGTTTCAAAAATTACCCTACTGCTCATTTCGAAGATGTAGACCTTAAGGACACTTCTGTTTATTCTAGAATTTACAGCCGTCTTATCGAATTAGGGGTATTAACACCTGAAGAAGGAATTCAAGCTATTGAGTCCGGAAGGTTCCCTACATTAGAAGAGTCCTTGGAGTCACAAAAGAAATTCCAAGAATATAAGAAAGAAGGTCTATACGAA